TAACTGTTACAGATAATTTTCTAATCTTACCTTTTGTTGGACCTTCTTCCATATAAGGTTTATCCCAACTATCACAATGCCAATCATAATACTGACCTTTTTTATATATGGTAAATTGACAAGCTTCTGAAAAATCCCAATCAAAATTCCAACCTGCATTTGCATTTGCTTGATGCACATAAGGTTGTATTTCTTTATAAATCCATTGGTCACTCATCCAGACTATATTAGAGTCTCTTTTCTTTTTTAAATCTTTTAATTCTGCTTTAGTTAAAGGCTGTGCTGTTAAATCTCGATCTCTACCTAAACCACCAGTAATCGCTTGAACTTCTCTTTGTTTTTCTGCTTTACCGTATTGTACAATCATATCACAAATTCTTGGTGGTATGACACCTTGAAAGTACCAAAAATAATTAGATATATTCATATTAATTCAAACCACCCTGTTACAATATATTTTTCTTGATCTTTTGATATTATTCCATAATGAGGATGAGTAAAAAAAGCTGGCCATATTATTAGATTTCCTTTTATACATTGAGTCTCTTTATTTTGAAAATTAAAATAAGTTCCTCCTTTTTTTACATTGTTACAGTACAACATATAAACTAATTCTCTTTTTAAATCACTAGGGGATCTCTCGTAATGTTCGGCAAAATATCCACCTCTTTTTTTATAATGTTGGATACGATGACCATTTTCTGTTAACACTGCAAATTTTATTTTATATTTTTCACAGTATTGTGAAACATACTTAGATAAGTATTTAAAAAATTCTAAAATAAAATCTTGTTGATTTGCATTATAAAAAAGAACATCAGTTGAATCTTTAACATCTTTATTAACCACACCCTCTCCAACCAATCCACTGTTTTTATATTCTTTATTTTTTTTATGATATTTTATAAATTTATCACATATAGATAATGGAACTGTGTATTGTTCTATAAAATTAAATGTATTCATAATTGATTGTTAAAATTATATTTAAACCATTAGAAGTATTTGGTGAAAAAGAATATTTATTAGTAGCTGGAAACATTATAAATTCATTATTTTTTAAAGGTATGTGCCAAGTTCTATTTTTTCTTCTGTTATCATCATATTCAATAATACATTCTGAAGAACCTTCTTTAACATCAACACCATAAATAAGTGTGTAATCTGGTGAGTTACGTAAATCAACGGGCTCAACTTGATATCTAGTCCAAGACTTTTCTTTAGGATGCATAACATTGCCGTGCATATTTTTGGGCACTAAGGTATAACCATATTCAAAATGCCAATGATCTCTAATGTAATCTTGCATCCATTGTAGAGGTTGAGAAAAAGGAACTGCATAATCATCAAAAGCATAAGCTTGAGGATTAGTGTTAACTCTTTTTTGTTTTATGTAAGATTCTATGATGTCAGTTCTTATTTGATCTCGGTCTATCTCAAAACCTTTCGGCATATCAACTTTACCGTGATACAAATCAACTTCTGTTAATACTTTCTTTTGCATACCTAACTAGTATGTAATTAACTATAATGATGATGTCAAGTGGATTATATAGCGACTTTATCCCAAGCACCTGTAGGTTCATTCCACTCATATCTATGAGTAGCTGCTTCTTCTTCAGATAACGCTGGTGCATCACCGATTGGTGATTTCCAAGTAGCTGTAGGAATATCTAATACCCAACTAGCATAAGGTTTCTTACCAATAAAAATATCGTTATCTTCATCATAAGTCATACCTATTCCTGCGTAGTTACCTCTAAAAGGTGTTCCGCCATTTTTGTGTTGTCCGCAATATGTATTGTAAGATGTTTTTTTCCATAAAGGCCAGCTATGGATTCTCTCCAAAAACTGTCTACCTACTTCTTCATCTTCAATACCATCTGCATTTTGACAATCTTTATCAGCTACAACGTGTACCGCTATAACTTTACTGTTTGCTCCTAGTTTTGCATAATGTGCCATAATGTTTCTCCTTATATATTAATTTTAATTACCATTCAACTATTGAAATTTATATCTTATTATTACTACTCCTGAACCACCATTTCCACCATCATCAGTAGCATTAGCAGGATTAGGTGCAGTTCCATTTCCACCGCCTCCACCACCACCTGTGTTAGATGTTCCATTTCCTGTTGTTACTGCTGGAGATCCACCAGCACCACCACCATCTGATGCAGGTCCTGAAGTTCCAGAATTTCCTCCACCACCACCTCCACCAGCTCTACCTACTGGTGATCCTGAAATGTTAGTAGTAGCTCCTGCTCCACCTGTACCACCAATTGAAGTAGTACCGTTTCCACCTGCTGCTGTGGCACCACCCCCTGCACCAGCTCCGTAGTGTGGAACTCCATAATCTCCTGTTCCTCCTGGATTTCCTTGGGGTGGACTAACTGGAGGTGTATTACCTGTTCCACCTGGTTGACCACCTCCGCCTCCTGGAGAGGGATTCATTCCACCACCTCCTGATCCTCCATTTGCTCCGCCTCCAGGGGCTGGAGCATTACTTCCACCTCCGCCACCACCTGCTGATGTTATTGATGAAAAAGTTGTATTAACTCCTGATGAACCTATTGCTGAAGATGAAGTTGAACCTGCTCCTCCTCCACCTACTGTTACTGGGTATGCTTGTATTGATACTGGTAAACCTGCTGGTGCATTTAAAGGACTAGCTGTGTAAGGTGTTGCTGGAGTTTTACCTTCTCTAAAACCTCCTGCTCCTCCACCTGCAGCTCTTGATTTTCCTCCACCACCTCCACCTGCAATAACCATATAAGAAATATTATTGTTAGCTGGTGTAGGTGCTGTTTGAACTGTAAAAGTTCCATCGCCATTAAATGTGTGAATTTTATCATTTCCTGATTCTGTAATAGTTCCGCCTGTAGCAACAATAAAAGATGGAGTACCTGTAACATTAGAAGTTGAGTCGTGTATATCTTGCCATCCTTTTGTACCATCTACATAGATTAATGTAACTGATTGTGAATCTACGACTAAATCTGTGTTAGAACATTGACCATTAATTTTTGATCCATTTCTACATAATGTTACTGCATTACTATCCCAACTGTTAGCATAATCTTTAAATGCCACGATGTCACCTGCTGAAGGCGAACTAGGAAGAGTAACAGTTACTGCTCCACCTGAAGTATTAACAAAAAATCCATCGCCTGACACAGCAGTAAAAGGTGCAGTCTTAGCAGTCGTACACCAATCAACAGTTCCTGTTCTACCAAAACCTGTTTGAGTTGCACCACAAGCCATTTGTATTGTTGTGCCTGACTTACCTAATGTAAGTGTGCTGCCTGTTCTGTTTTCTATTTCGTTTACTTTTATTTTACTCATAATTTATCCTATTGAAACTTATATCTTATTGCTACAAATCCTGATCCACCTGCACCTGGAATACAACCTCCATATCTTCCTCCTGATCCACCACCTGTATTTACTGTTCCATTTGAACCTGGAGCATTTCCTCCAGGACCTCCGGCTTCACCTTGACCTCCACCACCTGCTCCGCCACTACCTCTTTGACCAGGAGCACCTCCTTGGTTACTAGCACCTCCACCTCCTGAAAAATATCTTACACTTGAGACTGGACCTGGTGTTCCATAACTTGGAGCTGTTGGACCAAAATAAGGATCACCTATAAAACTTCCATCCCCACCAGTGCCTGCTGAACTTGGAGACATATTAGTACCAGAAGCTCCTGCGCCACCACCTCCGCCACCACCTCTGTGAGTTGGTGCATTACCTGGACCAGTTACATTTCCTGAACCACCATCTTGTCCTTGAGGGGGACTTACAGATGGATTATTTCCAGAACCTCCACCTGTTGGGCCAGCAGATACATTTGATCCTCCACCACCTGAACCACCTGGTAAACCTGCTCCACCTGGATAACCACCACCGCCACCACCGCCTGCTGAAGTAATCGTTGAAAAAGATGAAGGAGTTCCATTAACTCCTTGTTGACAAGGAGAAGTAGAAGGTCCTCCACCACCTACTGTAACTGGATAAGCTCCAGTGGTTAATGTAAGTCCAGCGGGAGCTATTAAAGGGCTCATTGTAGGTGCAGGAACTGCTCCTGGACCTGCTGTTGAATTTGATAATCTAAAACCACCACCGCCACCACCGCCGGCTCCACTACCAGCTCTTGCTGCACCTCCACCACCTCCTACTACAAAATAATCAAAAAAGTTTTGACCTGATGGTGTTCCTGCTTGAGATACACAAAGTGTACCACTACTTGTAAAAATATGAGTTTTATAATCTCCAACTGTTAACGTGGTATCTCCACCTGTTGCTGCTACAAAATCAGATTGTCCTGTAACTTCAGCGGTTGAATCGTGAATATCTTGCCAACCTTTAGTTCCATCTACATAAATAAGAGTTACTGATTGTGCTTTTGTATCTAGAGTAGTATTAAAACAACCTCCATTAATTTTTGATCCGTTTCTACAAATGGTAACAGCTTTACAAGCAGTAGCCCAAGTACCTCCATAATCTTTAAAAGCAACTATGTCACCAGCAGAAGGTGAACCAGGTAGCGTCACTGTAATTGCTCCACCTGTTGTATTTACAAAAAATCCGTCTCCACTTGTTGCAGTGAATGGTGCTGTTTTTGCGGTTGTACACCAGTCAACTGTTCCTGTTCTACCAAATCCTGATTGTGTTGCACCTGGTGCTAATGAAACTGTGCCACTAGCTCTACCTAATGTTACTGTTGCACCATCAACTACAATAGTTTGACCAGAACCTGATCCAACTGTAGTTGTTGTTCCACATTTTTTGATGATTGTTGAGTCATCTGAAACTTTATTTATATTATCTACTTTAATTGTACTTGTCATAATCTAATTTTGAAATTTATATCTTATTACTACTATACCAGATCCTCCTGTAGCAGCATCAGCACCACCACCGCCACCAGTATTAGCTGTTCCATTAACAGTATAATCTCCAGCACCATCTGAAGCACTTGAAGTACCTGGTTGAGGACTACCTGCACCACTACAAGGTCCACCTCCACCACCTCCTGCTCTACCCACTGGACTACTAGTAATTGTATTTGTAGCCCCTGCTCCACCAATTCTAATATTTCCTGCTGCAGTTGCACCACCACCAGCACCTGCCCAACCTGGAGCTGTAACAGTTACTCCTGGGTTTCCTTGTGGCGGACTCACAGGGGGTGTGTTACCTGTTCCTCCTGTTCTGCCACCTTGATCACTTCCAGCACAAGGAGCGTGTCCTCCTCCGCCAGAACCACCAGGACCACCTGAAGGTTGAGCTGGAGTTGCTCCTCCATTACCAAATCCACCACCTGCGGATGTAATTGTTGAAAAAGTTGAAACACCTCCAGAAGCTCCTGCACGTGGAGATGGTCCTCCTGCTGCTCCTCCTCCACCAACTGCTATTGTAAAATCTGCTGCTGTAACTACTAATCCATCAGGTGCAACTAAAGGAGATGCTGTAAAAGGATCGCCTGAAACTTTACCCTCTCTAAAACCACCACCGCCACCAGCACCACCATAATATGAACCACCACCGCCACCACCAGCTACAACCATATAAGAAACTTTATTTGTTCCTCCTGATGGTGTTCCTACGTTTGTTACATTAAAAGGTCCATCAGAAGTAAATGTATGAATTTTAAAATTTCCACAAGGAGAATTTGTTTCAGTTCCACCAGTTGCTACTGAGTAACCAGGGTTACCTGTAACATTAGAAGTTGAATCGTGAACATCTTGCCAACCTTTTGTGCCATCAACATAAATTAAAGTTACTGATTGTGATTCTGTTGTTA